AAATAGTGGTATGATTAGAAAGTTAAGTATGTCTATTCAGCTGACAGACCCCGATGAATATGAAGGTGGTAACTTCCAGTGGATAGAAGATGTCCGTGCAAAGGACACACTTACACGTGAAGATTATACACGAGACATGAGAGATTTCTATAGACAAATTCCCAACTCATCAAAACAAAAGGGGTCATTGATATTGTTCCCTTCCTTTGTACATCATCAAGTGACTCCTGTCACTAAGGGAACTCGAACCAGTTTAGTCGGTTGGTTTATAGGATATCCATACAAATAAAATGAAAGTCATAGTATCAAAGGTGGACGAATGTTTCATGAGGGTAGACTGTGATGACGGTTTAGCCAAAGACCTTCATGACTATTTCTCTTTCACTGTACCAAACGCAAAGTTCATGCCAAGTTATAAAAACAAATGGTGGGACGGTAAAGTATATCTTTTCTCAATCAAAACACATAAGATTTATATTGGGTTACTTCCATACGTAGATGAGTTCTGCAGAGAACGAGGTTACGAGTTTGAAGGTATTCAAGATGTTATTGGTAAGAAGCAAAGAAACAACGGGCCGATATCAATAGAAGATTGGATTAGTATATTAGACCTTCCATTTGAACCAAGAGATTACCAGTTAGAAGCTTTTAAAACTGCAGTTCAATATGGTAGGCAACTATTATTATCACCCACTGCAAGTGGTAAGTCTCTAATCATTTATTTACTTGCAAGATACTATGACTCTAAGACAGTCATCATTGTACCCACCACATCATTAGTGGAACAGATGACTAAGGATTTTAAAGACTACGGATACAAAGACTCTCTCTGTAAAATTTATCATGGTCAAGAAGTTTTCGATGCACCAATCACAGTTACCACATGGCTGTCATTTAGTAAAGCACCAAAGGAAGTAATGCAATCATTCGATGTTGTAATAGGAGACGAAGCTCATCTGTTTAAAGCAAATGTACTGAAAGGTATACTTGAAAAGATGAAGACTACTGCTGTACGTATTGGATGTACTGGTACACTGGACGGAACAGAAGTACACAGACTACAACTAGAAGGTTTATTCGGCCCTGTCAAAAAGGTCATAAGCACAAAGGAGTTGATGGATTCGGGAACGATTGCAAATTTAAAAATAGAATGTGTCATACTTCGTCATACTAAACAGAAAAAAATGTCATACCAAGATGAGATGGATTATCTAGTATCACATCAAGAAAGAAATCATTTCATAACTAATCTTGTGGGGTCACTGAAAGGTAATACCCTAGTACTATTTCAATACATTGAGAAACATGGACAACCACTATGGGAAATGTTCAACCCCATGGTCACACGAAGAAAGGGAACGCTCCACTATGTCAATGGTGGGACAGATGTAGAAGACCGAGAAGCAGTTAGAGAAATAGTAGAGAGAAGTAACAATAACGTCATACTAGCATCATACGGAACTTTCTCTACAGGTGTTAACATCAAACGAATAGACAATATTGTCTTCGCATCCCCAAGTAAAAGTCGAATCAGAAACCTTCAATCTATAGGTAGAGGACTTCGTAAGGCTGACGGTAAAACAGAGATGAAATTGTTTGACATATCAGATGATATGCAATGCGAAAATCATACCCTAAATCACCTCAAAGAACGTATAAATATATACAACGAAGAAAACTTTACATACGAGATAAGGCAGTTCGATTTAAAATGACAAGACCCTCAGATTTAACACCACAAAAATACGAAGTTGTAAAACTAAAAACTGGTAGTGAAGTGGTGGGTATGGTAAGAGACACAACTAAAGGTATTGAGATAACACTACCTATGATGTGTCAGTTAACCGTGCAAAATAAACTTGAAACTCTTGCAACCTTCTATCCGTATGCACCTCTTAGTGATGACCCAATCATCGTTATTCCAAATGACCAAATACTATACCGTAGTAATATGAACCAGCAGTTCGTTCCATTCTATGATGAAGCTTCATCAAGGTGGTTGGAGATGGTAGAAACACAAACCATTCCTCTAACCAATAAAAAGAACACACCCGATGATGTACGTAGAGACTATCTAACGAAAGTAATGGAGTCCCTTGTCCCCGAAGACATAGACTTAATCGATGAAGACTTCGACCTTGAAGACTTCGACCCCAATAAAACTATCCATTAGGATTTTTATTTGTCTAAATAAGTGCGTATAATTGGTGTCTATATACTATTATACAAAATTTTTATAACTTAATTAAAAGGAAAACCATGACCACAGCAACTTTGTTTGCGAAGAGCATGGTACGAAAAGCTAGAGAAGTCAAAGAGAACAAACGTGTTTGTGCAATCTGTGACACTATCGAATTTCTAGTGCTGTTAACTCTTCCATTTGCTCTACCATTCTTAGTAATTTCATTCAGTTCACCGTACTGAAATGAGTTCTAAGAAACTAAACAAGCTACGGGAACAGACAGAGATAGTATGTCTCTGTCTTGTTTTCATCGCATCCATTATAGGTTTAATTCCTAATGTCTGATATTTGGTTATTGATTAGTGGGTTGACCTTTCAACTTATAGTACTAATAGCCCTTCACCTTTATAACCCAAAATGATACATGTACCTTGGTTTCAAAAACCCGAAAACGAAAGAACTGCTTTGCAGATTGTTAACCTATCACCCAGTGAAAGTTCTATAGAAAAGTTAGTTGAGATGCATCCCATGAGACAAGTCTTTTGGGCATCGATAATTCAAATCTCTGTATTTGGATTCATGTTACTTTCATTCTATATCATTGACAAGTTTGTGTCATGATAAAGTATTCCTTTGCTGTGATTCTTCTTATGCAATGGACGTTCCTCGAACGAGAGCCTGGAGCGTTACGTGCAGTCCGAGAATTGGAACAATTCAAACGACACGTTCAGACGTTATAAATACAATTGTACATAAGAAGATAGAGTTAGTTATTACTAGCTAAGTATATCCCCCTTGGGACATATTCATTTTATCACAGTTTTTCTATTTGTACAGTGGCTTTTAAAATTTATTTTTATTAAGAAAGCCCCTTACAATACCACATAAAAAGGGTATAATGTATACATGACTAAGAAAAAAGACCCCAAAAAAGCAGAACACTACGTTAACAACAAAGAGTTTACAGCTGCAGTTGCAGAGTTTAATACTTTAGTTGCAAAGGCAGAATCTGCTGGGAAAGAACCCCCTCGAATGACTGAATACATTGGTGAGTGCATCTATAAGATTGCAACCCGATTATCCACTCGACCCAATTTCATCAACTATACTTACCGTGACGAAATGATTTGTGATGCAATCGAAAATTGCATACAATACATTGGTAACTTCAACGTTGAAAAGTCCAACAATGCATTTGCATATGTTACTCAGATTTGTTATTACGCTTTCTTAAGAAGGATACAGAAGGAAAAGAAACAAGTCTACATCAAACAAAAACAAATCATGGAATCATCTATTACTATGGATTCATTTGCAACCATCGATGGTCAACACGACCCAAGTTTATCGAACACGAATGTGGAATGGATGCAAGAGAATATGAATCGTGTAGAGTATGAACCACGTAAATCCAAAAACAAAAAAAAGAAAGTAAACAAGAACTTAGAAAACTTTACTGAATGAAGATAGCGATATTAAATGATACCCATTGTGGTGTCCGTTCAGATATGGTTGAAATGTCCAAGTATCAAGGACGTTTCTATGAAGAGATATTCTTTCCATATCTAGATGAGCATAACATCAAACAGATTATCCATATGGGTGATTACTTTGATAGACGTAAGTATGTCAACTTTGCATCGATGAAAGCAAACATCGAACACTTTGTTGAGCCTATGAATGAAAGGGGAATCAAGATGGACTTGATTCTAGGTAACCATGATACATATTATAAAAACACGAATGATGTTAACTCACCCGAGTTATTATTATACAATCAACCTAACATTACCGTTCATGCCGACCCTATTGTAAAGGAGTATGATGATTTTCCTATTGCATTAGTTCCATGGATTAATCCCGAGAACTATGCTGACATGGTAGAGTTTATGCAGACAGCTCCAGCAACACACTGTATGGGTCACTTTGAAATAGAAGGTGCATTACTATTACCTAATATGACATGTCAACATGGACTAGACATATCTTATCTTAAGAGATTCGAACAAGTCTACAGTGGTCATTTCCATCATAAATCAGAAGTAAAGAATGTAAGATACCTAGGTTCCCAAATGGAATTCACTTGGTCTGATTACAATGATAAAAAGTATTTTCATATTTTTGATACAGAGACAAAAGAGATTACCCCAGTTCACAATCCTCTCACTATGTTTGAGAAAGGATATTATGACGATGGTAAGATAAAAGATTTTGATGAGTTACAAAACATGGACTACTCAAAATTCGACGGCAAGTTTGTAAAAATTATTGTTGTTAACAAAGACAATCCGTATTGGTTTGATTCATTCCTTGATAAAGTACATGCATCTAATCCTTTACACGTTGCAGTTGTTGATGATAATAAACACATGGACTTCTTTGATGATGATGAAATCGAAGGAGTAGATGATACCCTAACCATATTATCCAAGTATGTTGATGGGTTGGAGATACAAGGTAAGAAAGAGAAGCTCGATGAGATAATGAAGAGCTTATATAATGAAGCATTGGATGAACATACTTACTTATGATAAATTTCAAAAAGGTGAGATGGAAGAATTTACTTTCATCGGGAAATAAATTTACTGAAATACAATTAGACGGACATCAAACCACCCTTATTCTTGGTGACAATGGTGCTGGTAAATCCACACTATTAGATGCATTGTGTTTCGGATTATACGGACGTGGATTTCGGAATCTAAAAAAAGAACTTCTTATTAATAGTATTAATGAGAAAGCTTTGGTAGTAGAAATAGAGTTCTCTATTGGTAAGAAAAGTTATAAAATTATCCGTGGCGCAAAACCAAACATCTTTGAATTGTATGTTGACGATATCCTAGTCAATCAAGATGCAACAGTGAGAGACTACCAAGACCATCTAGAGAAACATATACTTAAGATGTCTTATCGTTCATTTACACAGGTTGCAATATTGGGTTCTGCAAACTTCACACCTTTCATGCAACTCAGAGCAAAGGATAGAAGGAAGTTGGTAGAAGACTTACTGGATATCAACATTTTCACAACCATGATGCAACTTTTAAGAAAGAAGAAAGCTGCACATCAAATCGATTTGAAAGATACTCAACATCAAGTAGAGATTCTAGAAGAAAGACTCAATGGTCTG